CCACCCCCACCGCCACCACCGCCGGCACCGTCGGTCGTGATTACGGATCAGGAGGTAGTCAATTACGCTCGGGCTGGACTTGGTGGGTTTGCGGTTGCGACCTACCTACTCGCGAATACGCTTGACCCATATCCACCGGGTTCTGCTTTTAAGACTGATGTCCTTGGGTTCATCGAACCCATCGAAGGCGAATGGTGGACTGGCGTATCTGGCTCGCCGTCAGACTACGAGTGCCGAGGCACGATCATATCGACCGAAGGTACTTGGTCTAACATCGTTGTTCCGCTAGATTGGGTTCCGCTCTCCGAGAACCAAAGGTTCAGCCTGCGTGTAGCCAATAACTACGGCAGCATTTTGGTGCTGGTCGAGATCAGGCTCGCATCGACGGGTGTTGTGGTGGACTCGGCTAATATTTCGTTGACGGTCGACTCAGCGCCTTAGACCTTCCCCTCTTTGCGGAGCTGGGCGATCGTTCGTACCATGCCCTCAAGGTGGAGCAGGTTCACATAGTCTCGGTCAAGATCGGTATGGGTGCGCCTGTCGATGGCATCGTGGCAGCTTGAGCAGGCCCATGCGCCGATCAGATCGTCGGCCTTGTGTCCCATGCCGCTTATCCCTGCGAGCCTGTAATGGGCTAATACGACGGTTTCAGACACATGGTTACAGATACCCGGTATCCGTACCATGCAGCCGCGGCCGCGGGCTTCTTTGCGTAGATTCACCAGTAGTACGCCGGTCTGATTTCTGGCATGCGTGTCGCGACTTCAGTAATAGAAGGCTGCTTGCGTGTTCGAAAGAAGCCAGCATGTTGTGGATACGAACGCATGAACCGACGCGAATAGAAGGCGCGGTAATTGTTATTAAGTTTGAATGACGTTACTCCGTCACCGCCGACGCTATCCTTTTCCCAGCGTATACGCTCGAAGATCGCGTTCACGGAATAGTTCTTATACCCGCGATCAATCATCTCGAACGTGAACCTAACAAAGAGGTGCCAGACTTCGGGATGCTGGTAATGAAACTCAGTAACCTGCTGGCGCATTTCTTCTTGCCTATTCATATCTCGGCTCCGGTATGTGAATTCCCATCTCCGCGCAGCGCGTCTCAATGACGGTGATGTAGTCGCGAAACTCTGCCTTGGTCATCTTGCTGGATCGCTTGAGTGGCTTGTGTCGCTTCCTGCCAAATCCTTCGATGATCTCGGAACCGAAGGTCTCGATCAGGAAATACTCGTGCAGATCCTGCTTTGTCCATCCTCGTAGCATCTCGCCACCGCCCTCGAGGATCGAGGGATAGACAACACCCCATAAAAAAGCGTTTTGCTGGTCGGTACGCTTGGGCTTGAATGCCTCGATTGATACCTGCCAGCTTATGGTCGGGTCAAGTTCTCGAACCAAGACCGAGACCGCCGAAGCGATCTGGTCTGGTTGAGTTCCCTTTGGAAATACTCGGAGCATCTCAGAAAGGGATTTTGTCGTCGTGCATTTCGGCGGTTGCCCAGTTCGCCTCGGTCAGTTCGCCTTTCGGCGGGGGCTTGCGGTCTGGGAATCCATCCTTCGGTGTAACGGACAGGCTAAAGAATTTGGAGCCCGGCTCGGGTGCGTTATCGCCTGCGGTCTTGACCCAACCTGATAGCCAATATTCAACGCCGCCGATGTTGATGCTGCCCTTGTACTCGGGCTGCTTGTCATTTTTGCGGTTCTTGTTCCGGCCAAGAGTGCCGGTGTTGGTACGGTCAAACTGCTTCATTGTGCGAATCCTCTGGAAAGTTCTCCAAGCGTCTGGTTTCTACGATAGATCTCAATATACTTTTTGATGGCCGACCGCTCCTTCGCGGTCAGTGAATCTGCCACTGCAATGTAGAGATCGTGGTCGTTGGCAATCCGCTGGTGGACTCCGTGGACGGCTGATGCGATCTCCTTCTCCTCGGCGTCCAGATTAAATGCCGCCAAGAATTCAGCAGCAAACTGATGGACTTTACCCTCATCAATCTGCTTGGGCCGATCGCCCCTAGGATCGACTGTAAAGCCGCCACGACCTTGAGCGGCCTCTGCATCGTCATCGATCTGTGCAAGCCCCACAATCGCCGCTAATGCGTATCGGCGGGCATATGTGATGGCACTGCCCTGTGCCTGCGGGCTATTGTCTTTCGCGCGGATTGGGAGTCGGCTCGCCATCCACTCGCCGGATGAGTGGGCGAGAGTGGTGACGAGCAAGATATCATCTGCGGACGGCTCGACCGTCTGGATGATGGCAAGGTTGTTCTCAGTGAGTTGCCGGCGGCAGGCATCCCAACAAGACGCGAGGTCGGCGTACTTGCTCTTGAAAAAGGGGTTGGCTGAATCCTTCAGCGCACCGGTTATGCTGGCCTGCGCTTTGGAAAGGGCTGCGGCCAATGCCCCGATGGTTTCACTCTGTGACATACGGATTCTCCTGTGATCGATGAAGTGCGATTGCTAAGTTGCAGGCTTTAATTCGTTCTTCTTCCTCGCGCTCTTGTAACTCGAGGTCTTGCTGGTGCCACCAGTTTTGGTCGTCGTCATTCCAGTAATTTTCCATGTGGTTTCCTTTTTTGCTTGTTGCCAGAACTCAGTTCTGAGATTGCGTTTCTTGATCACAACTATGCCCGTCGCACGGTTCAACCCATGCTGCGATGAGGTACACGATGATGATGAGCAGGATGGCGGGCCATACTGAGGGGCGTTTCATAAACCCTCCTGCTTAACGGTAATCCGGTCAAATTCGGCAACGGCGATGTCCGTGCCGTATTTAACGCCAGACGTATAGCCATCCATGTGTCCGAGCTGGAACACGAAGCGCAGCAAGGACTCGGCATTGTCTTGCGTCACGATCGACGTGCCAGACTTCAGATCGTTGATGATTCGCTCGAGCTCGGCGTTCATGCGGCCTCCGCACACTTGTTGCACCAGTCGTCGATAACAGCCGGGGCTGAGTCACAGGTGACACAGGTGCCGATGTAGCCCTGACAGTGTGTGCAGGCGAAGATCTCGCGATCGTCGGCGTCGCGTGAAAACTCAGCAATCTTGCCGGTTACTTTGCAGTTGTCGCAGCGGGCGATCTCATGGCAAACCCAAGCGCCAACCGCCGACGGCCGGTAGTCGCTGTCGTGTGTGCGCTCGATCTCAAACAATGCTTTCTGCTTGCTGTGGTACATGTGTGTCTCCCGTTTAGTCTGTCAACGGAAGTGAGCATACACCCGTCTTTGTGCTTGTCAACACTTGTGTGCAAATATTTTTTCGGGCAGAGTGCGAACCCGTAAGGAGGATTCATGGACATTCAAGATCTAATCGAGAAGTACGGTAACCAGTCCGGTTTGGCAAAGCACTTTAATGTGACCCGGCAATACGTCAGCAAGTGGGTAGCGGCCGGGAAGATCCCAGAGAAGTACCTACTGCGTGAGCTGCACCGGGAGGTAATACAGGAACTCGAGGACGGTGAACCCAGCAGGTCGACCCAGCGCCTGATCCGAAAGATTAAGGCAGGACTGCGGCCTAAACCCGACGCTGAAGGCTTATGAGCCGATTACAAGCTACGTTCGGTAGGGTAGACCGGGGTAGACCGGGAATTCCTATACCTAACGTGAGAGAGCCGTATACAGGGGAAGGTGAGAGATTTGCCAGTCTAGGCCGGTCTACCTTTAGCGTAACGACGGTGCGCGACTCCCAGAAACGACAAACCCCCTGTTACGGGGGCTTGACGCGGCTACGGGGGAGCCTTACGCTTGATTTGCGGTTTAAGCGTGATGGAAGTTTGATGGACTGTTCTAGTCCTGTCAACCACCCCACCACGCCTACCTCGGGAATGCTGGTCGGGGAAACTACGCGCAGCAGATCCTTAAATTCAGACCGGGGCGGTGGGCCTCTGAACGCGCAGCGTGAAGCGAGGAAGCGCGAACCACGACGGGGTAACCCGTGAAAAGTAGCTCGCAGCAGGGTGGCTCCGTCCATCAGCCTCTGCACGATCGGTGGTCAGGCGTAACTCCGTCTGCACCCGTGCAGAGTCCACCATCCATCAGTCCTAGTCACTCTTACGCTATCCATTCCAGTCAGAAGTTCTGGAGTGAGTCGAGTGCTGACCCCATGTTGAGACTTCGGTTTCTGGATGCTAGGTACGCCAGACTCGATCCGAACGGACTTGATTTCTTTAAGGCTGAGGTCGGTGATGCGATCCGCGCTGCAGACCCGAAGTTAGTGCTGGGCGATCCGCATCTTGTTGGCCTGATCAGGGCGCTCTGGGGTGAACGTGGCGTAACTAAACTCAGGGACAAAATCAAATGATCGACAATCAATCACCGCCGGGTAGTTGGAAGTCCGAGATGGAGCGCGCTCCGTGGGCGTACGGACAACGTCAGGACAAGGGTATGGCGTTCGCTCTAGCCAAGATCAGACAGGCAGGGCTCTGGCATGAGGCCGCGCTACTTCAGCAGCGGATCGTCTCGCTCGAGGCTGAGATTGAGAGGATGACCGAGTGAGCGCCAGCCAGCGTCGGAAGGGGGCCGCGGGTGAGCGTGAGCTGGCACAGATCCTCTCTGAGCAGCTCGGGTGGGTGGTCAAGCGCAACATCGGCCAGAGCCGTGACGGCGGGGACGACATCACCACAGGGCAGTTCCGGTGGGAATGCAAGCGTCGGGCAAAGCTCTCGGTCTACGAGTTCATGGATCAGGTCGAAGCCGCGTGTGGCCCCGGCGATATACCGATTGTTGCCATGCGGGCAGACGGCAAGCAATGGCTGGTAATGATGAAGCTCGAGGACGCGATCCCGATGATCCGGGGGGAGCTGCCCGAAAAATGAGATGGGTTAGAGACTGTGCCATCTGTGGCACTCGGTACTACACAAAATGCAAACAGGAGAAACACCATGACGCAATCATCGCACTCAGAATCGCACCCGTTATCGACATCGTCTGCGACGCCGTGGACGACGCAAGAGCTACGCAAGCGGCAGCTAATGCAACGCATCAGAGACGTCAAGTCAGAGCTTTACGCGCTCGAGCGAGAGCTGAGTTGCGTCCAGATTGGGGTAGCGGCACCCTATCGGTTCGACGCGCAAGAAGTACCCGCGTGGCTAAGGAGTGACAATGGAAACCGTGATAGTTCAGATGACCGTAAAGGACGCTGAAGCTCTGGCGACGATCTCGGAACTGAACGAAACCATACTTGCATACGAGAGGGTATTGCGTAAAATCGAGCGGTGGGGTAGAGACCACGAACCGAGTATATGGGCGAGACAGATCCTAAAATTGAATTCGCGGAAGCTGGATTCTTGAACGATGTGTCGTGGTTTGTGGTTGCCGCGGCAGGGTCTGGTGCGTTGCTCGGGCTCGCGTTCTCGGCCGCCTATTGGGTGTTCCGAATACTGACATGAGCGACGGGATCAGACTCGCGCCCTGCCCGAACTGCAACGCCTCAGGGTGGATTGCAGACGGACACGGGGACTGGATCAGGTGCTACGAGTGCAACCCGCCGGCTGCGTTGAGGCCGAAGGACGGCGTAACGCCGCACAAGGCGACCGTGTTGACATTTGCTCGAGGTGCGAGGGTTCGCAAACCCGCGCCAGTTGACAACGATCTGCCACCGACAGCGTGAGGATGTATGGCAAGTAAACCGGGACTCTACGCAAACATCTGGGCCAAACGTAAACGGATCGCCGAAGGCAGCGGCGAGAAGATGCGTAAGCCGGGAACCGCTGGCGCGCCGACCGCGAAGGCATTTCGTGAGTCGATGAAGACCGCACTCAAGCGGAAATGAAAACCCCGGCATGGCAACGCAAAGAAGGGCAGAACCCGAAGGGCGGCCTGAACGAAAAGGGCAGGGCTAGTTATGCTCGAGAGACTGGTGGAAAACTTAAAGCTCCGGTGCGAAGCGGCGATAATCCGCGCAGAGCGAGCTTTCTCGCGCGCATGGGGAATGCTAGCGGGCCGATGGTCGATGACCGAGGAAAACCGACACGACTAGCACTCGCGCTCAAGGCGTGGGGTGCCAGCAGCAAAGAGGACGCCAGAGCGAAAGCCGCGGCGATCAGCAAACGAAACAAGGCTAAAGGTAATTAACCATGCCCCTTATGCAAGGATACGGAAAGAAAACCATCTCCAAGAACATCTCGAAAGAGGTGAAGGCAGGGCGCCCGCAGAAGCAGGCCGTCGCGATCGCACTCAATGTCGCCCGCAAGGCCGCACAGAAAGCCGGCAAGCGCGGGATGTTTACCCGCAAGACGATGGGCTAATGCCTCCGAAAAGCCGATCAAGGACTGGGCGTGTTCAGCAGATACTGAGGGCCAATGCCTCAGTACCTTGGGTCAAACGCGCTCTAAATCCCGAAGCCTATCCAGAACCCGAAGTCACTAGGGAAGGGGAGGTTAAGACGCACCGCATGGCGGCAGAGATTGGGCCAGACGGCAAGTCTTACGCATTTCCTACTGTCGTTCTGCAAGGCAATCGATACGTCGAACTGCCTCTCGATCAAGCCATGCGGCGGGCGCTCGAGACGGGCGATTACATCAAGACTGACAACATCGAAAGCGCCATTGAAATCACCAAGAAGTACAAAGGCGAAAAGTTCAAAAAGCATTATGGGAAGGCCACACAGCGGATGATGGGCGAATAACCCATGACAGACAGAGTCGAGCAAGTCCGGCGAGTCCTAGAACTCGTCGAGGACGGAATGTCAGAAGCCGCGGCCTGTCGAGAGGTCGGCGTCAACCGAGCAACCTTTCGCGCCGCGGCGTTGAAGGTAACTGCTGGTGACGCATACGCGCGCGCGCTCGAGGCTTTAGCGCAGGATCAGGTCGAGAAGGCAGAGCAGGTCATCGAGGACATGCGGAACGGCGTAATCGACGCACAGCAGGCCAGAGTCGAGCTCGATGCCCGCAAGTGGTTTGCCAGCAAGTTCCTACCGAAACGATACGGCGATAAGGCCGAGGTTGAGCATTCGGGGAACGTCGGCTTAACGGTCAACGTCAAACGATTCACGGATGCCTGAGATCGATCTGCCGGCGAACGGGTGGCGGCCGCGCCCGTATCAGATGCCCGCGTGGCTGGCACTCGAGAAAGGCACCAAGCGCCTCGCGCTGGCATGGCACAGGCGATCGGGCAAGGACGACATCAGCCTGCATTGGGCCGCGGTGTCTGCCATGAGCCGGGTCGGCGGAATCTGGCACATGCTCCCGCAGGCAAATCAATCCCGTAAGGCGCTCTGGGACGCGGTGAACCCGCACACGGGCAGACGTCGCATCGATGACGCATTTCCGGCTGAGATGCGCGAGACGACCCGCGAGCAGGACATGTTCATCCGGTTCAAGAACGGATCGACATGGCAGGTGGTGGGCTCGGATAACTACGACAGCCTCGTAGGCTCGCCCCCGGTCGGCGTTGTGTTCAGCGAGTACGCGATGGCAGACCCGAATGCGTGGGCGTTCCTGCGGCCGATCCTTGCCGAGAACGGTGGCTGGGCGATCTTCATCTCGACACCCCGCGGCCGTAACCATTTCGCCCGGCTGGTTGAGTACGCCAAGAAAGACCCGGATTGGTTCGGTCAGGTGCTGACGGTCGAGGACACGAACTCGATCCCGCTCGAGACGATCAGGCGCGAGCAGAAGGAACTGAAGGTCGAACGCGGCGACAAGGAAGCCGAGGCCATCATCCAGCAGGAGTATTACTGCAACTTCGATGCTGCGATACCGGGCTCGTACTACGGCGATGCCATCCTCGCAGCCGAGCAGCAGGGCAGGGTCGCACCCTTCCCGCACATCGTCGGCCAGCCGGTCGGCACCGCATGGGACATCGGCGTGGGCGATTCCACGGTGATTTGGTTCTACCAGTTTGTAGGCCATAAGATACGGATCATCAACGTACTCGAGGGCAGCGGCGTCGGTCTCGAGTGGTACGCCAAGAAACTGCTCGCGATGGACTACGTCTACGGCGACACGATCTGGCCGCATGACGGTGCTGTGCAGGAATGGGGCAGCGGCAAGTCACGGGTCGAGACCGCGGCCGGCTACGGTCTGAAGCCGCGCATCCTCGAGGCCGATCGGGTGGACGATGGCATCCAAGCGGTGCGTCAGATGCTGCCGGTCATCGAGTGGAACATCGACCCTGATCTATTCCCCGGCGAAACGAAGGCCGAAGGTGCTGCACGCATGAGCCGCGCGATTGATGCAATCAGACAGTATCGGCGCGAGTACGACGACAAGCTGCAACGGTTCAAGGACAGGCCATTGCACGACTGGACGTCGCATTATGCAGACGCGCTACGGTATCTCGCCAAAGGGCGCAGGCCGTTTCGCGGTACGTCGGTCAGGCCGAGGACAGGCGCGGCTGTAGCAGACTATCGAGTGTTAGGATAGACTCGCGCAAGGTGTACCCGCGAGGTGTGCAATGAGCGGACTGTTTAAGCCTAAGATGCCAAAGATCGAACCTCCCCCGCCTGCTCCTGAGACGGATGTGGCGAAGGTTCGAGAGATCGAATCAACCAGATTGCGCCGTCGTCGCGGACGTATGGCAACAATGATGTCGTCGCCCGAAAGTCGCCAGCAGGGCAGCGTCGGCATGACGCGACTTCTCGGTGGCGGTGATCGCGGGATGGGCGGCTAATGGCTACAAAAAAGATCACACAGCTCACCTCGCTCGCACAGACAGACGTTAGCGGTGCGAATGACGTTCTCGCGATCGTCGACCTCTCCGCAAGCGAGACGAAGAAAATCACAGCCTACGCACTTGTAGGTGCCGGCGTCGACGGGATGACGGCAACGTGGAACAACGTCGCCACCAACTACAACGGCATCAAGATCAACGTGACCGATACCGCATCGGGCGCGAGTTCAAACTTGATGGACTTGCAGGTAGGCGGTTCGTCGAAGTTCTCCGTATCGAAAGCGGGCAACACCTCGGTCGCAGGTACGTTCGCGGTCACCAGCACCAGCGCGTTCACGGGTGCGGTGACGGCATCGAGTTCGGTCAAGTCCACCTCGGCATCTGGCGGCATCGGCTACGGCACGGGCGCTGGCGGCACGGTCACGCAGGCAACCAGCAAATCGACTGGCGTCACGCTCGACAAGATCTGTGGCGAGATCACGATGAACAACGCCACGCTCAACCGCGAGACGGCGGTGAGCTTCACGTTGACCAACAGCGCGATCGCAGCGACCGATGTGGTAATTGTGAATATCAAGTCGGGTGCGACCGTAAATGCTTACAACGTAGGCGTGACGGCGGTGGCCGCAGGTTCTTGCCGTATCCAGCTTCACAACCTTTTGGCTGGCACGGATCTTTCTGAGGCGGTCGTTCTTAACTTTGCAGTCATCAAGGCCGTCGCGGCCTAAACGGAGTAAATATGGCAACGGCAATTACTCTCGCATCAAACGCGAGCGCGACTGGGAACTGGTATCCGTGGCCGGGTGGTCGCGGCGAGTTTCGCGTCGAGGCCAGCTGGGGCGGCGGCACGGTCAAACTGCAATGCAAGGGGCCGAACGGCACCGAGCAGGATGTGGGTACTTACACCACGCTGACCGCTGACGGTGGCGGCGTGTTCGATCTTGGAGCCGGCGAGATCCGCTGTTCAATCACGACCGCGACCGGCGTGTACGCGATGGTCATGCGGGTGCCTGACGGCGGCTTCTAATGGCAATCGATTTCCCGTCCAACACTCGAACGTGGAGTCGAACGGGTGAGCGAACCGGAGAGCGCACCAAGGAGCGCACGTTCTACGCAGCCGGTGCGGGTGGTGATTGTTTCCTACTGCTCGAGGACGACTCGAAAATTTTACTTGAATCCAGCGATAAATTGCTGAAAGAGGCTTGCTAATCATGGCCGATACAAAGATCAGCGCATTGGCGTCAGGAGCTCCGGCACAGTCATCCGACCAGTATGTCGTCGCGCGATCGGGTGCGAACTACAAGCTGACGCTTACCGAAATTGCGGCAAACATGCCGGACACGACGATCAAGGGATCGCTGGTTGTAAACGAGAACGGTGCGGACAAGGACACGCGGATCGAGGGCGACACCGACGCAAACCTGTTCTTTGTGGATGCCTCGACGGATCGCATCGGCGTAGGCACGGCCACGCCAGCGCAGAAGTTCGATCTCTCGACTGGGAACATGGCGTTCTCGGGAACGGCTCAACGCATTCTCGGTGCCTTCTCTGGTGCGGCCGCTGACAGAACCTGCTTTCAGAACATAAGCTCAAACTCAGAGACGAGGGTCTCTGCGCTTCCGAGCGGAACCGGCAGCGTGGCGTCTTTCTCTGCCTTCAATAATTCTGCTGCAACGTCTGGCAACGCGGTCAGCGTAAATGTCGATGTGGATACGGTGGCACTAAGTTCTGTTGCAATATCTACTGCTGCAAACGCATTGCCGATCACGTTCCAATTAACTCCGTCAGGTTCATCCTCAGTCACTACCGAGAGGATGCGTATAACCTACGACGGTAAGGTCGGAATCAACACGACATCTCCCGGCACCGAACTTGATGTCAAAGGCACGGTGCGGCTTTCTGGTTCCAGCTCTGGCTATGTGGGTCTCGCCCCGGCTGCTGCTGCGGGATCGACGACGTACACTCTGCCGAGCGCAGACGGATCGAACGGGCAGGTACTCTCGACAAACGGTTCTGGAACGCTGTCGTGGACGTCTGCGGGCGCCGGGTCTGGCGATGTGGTTGGGCCGGCCTCTGCAACGGATGAGGCGCTTGCACGGTTTGATCTCACGACCGGCAAACTGATTCAAAACAGCAACGCTACGCTGACGGATGCTGGCGCGCTGACGCTGACCAATGGCGCGGTCATCAACGAAGCGGGTGCAGATTCTGA